CTAGTTAGTATGTTAAAGCCTTCTTGCCTTATACCTTCTTTGCTTAAATTTCTTACATTACCAATAAGTTGTGCACCTTGCAGTACAACTAGTAATGGGTTATTATATGCACCACCGCTTGCAATAAAAGAATACAAGTCCATAGCTTTACCAATTGTTCCACCAAGACCTAATTGTCCTCCACCTTCTAGTGTAATTGGACTAGGTGTTGTATCATAATGATCTTGTCCAAATCCTGTAGGATCTCCTTGTCCACCAATAGTAGTAGGACCTTGCTCGTAAAACACACTTTCGTATGCAACTGAAATAGTATTTGTTAAAGTGCCAGCACCGTCTGAATTATCAACAGTATCGTGTGCCCAATTAGTTAAAATTGGATTAACTAATGTATATGTCAAATGTTCTTTTCTTGACATCACACTAATTTTTATAGATTTAAAAAACGGTACTCCTGGATTGTTTACATCCATACCAAATTTATATTGGTTTCTACTAACACCTTCATATGTACTATGAGGATTAGTACCATATGCTCTGCCGTTGTCTTTTTGTTGGTTACCATCAGCAAAATAGTATCTATAATATGCTTGTAGCAATGCTGTTGTTAATCCTTGATTATCGTCATGAAACTCAATGTTTACTGGATCATACTGAACACTAGTTTGAAAATTCTTTTGTCTATTATATTTTTTTCTAGTTTCTACATTTGCAGTAAATTTAGGCAAGTCAGCACGTTTAACTAACATACCAATTTCATTTAATCCTGGGCCTTCAAATAATGCAGGAAGAATACCTTTTGCTTCTAGTGCTACTTCAAAGTTTACATGATAAGTAAATTTTGCTTTAGGTGCAAGACGTAGTCCGTCATCAACATATAATCTTGATGCGTGTTGGAAATCTGCTAAATTTCCTTTTGGATTAAGTGCTCCGTTAGCAATTGAATCGAGCAATGCATTGAATTTATTTGCCATACTAATATTTATCCAACTTATTAAAGTACGTATATAAAGAAAAAAGGGAGCGCAATGGCTCCCTTAAAAAAGACTAAATGAATTTTATTTTTATTATGCGCCGCCGCCAGTTACTAGAGTGTTAGTTGTACGTCCGATAGCTGTGCCAATACCTGTACCTTGTGGTGATTGTATTGCGTTATCGTAACGAATGTTTAGTGTAACACTTACTGGATCAGTTGAGTTTGAATATGCTAAACTGTTGTAGTTTGCACTTTCACAGTAACAACCGTATAGTTCAAATGTTTCAAGTACTGCTGGTGTGTTAGCACCATTACCACCATCTAAGATTTCAATACGTGTAACGAATTTATAATCTTGTCCTGATGCTGCACTTGACTGCTCATAGAAGTCAAATTGTTTTTGAAGTTGTTCGCCAACTAGTTTTTGTACATTGTTGTTTACATCTTCACGTAAGTTAAGTGTGATTGGTTCCCAAGTATGTTTACCTGCTAGGTATACTCTTGAGTTGTAAACATCTAATGTCATTTGTTCGAAACTTACATTTGGTCTAGTTACGTCAATAACTTGTTTTGTAAGTTCTGTTGTTGGTGTACTAATACCAAAGTTTTCTAGTGTCACTCTAAAGCGATACTGTAACTTCGGCATTAAAAGTCCCTGGTTACTAGCGGAATCTCCGCTAGCCAGTGGAACTGTAATTTTTGATAGTGTTGAAATTGCCATTTAGTCTGCTCCTGTTATATATATTTATCAGTTTAAAGTCCTGATATTTCTCCAGTATTTTTAAGTCTTAGTGGTATGTAGATAAATTCTACTGCTTTTACAGGTTCAATAGCAATGTCTAAGTATAGTTCATTTCTATCAATTCTGCTTGGCGTATTGTTTGACTCATCACAAACTACTAGGTAATCATACAAGCCACGCTGTCCAACTAATTCAAGTAGCAAACTTTCTGCTGCTTGTTTAATTTCATCACGTGTAATCTTATCATTTGGTTCAAAGATATATGGTTTAGCAAGTGTGTTTAGCTGACTACGTAAGTAGATAACCAAACGTGCTACATTAATTCTATCTAATGCACTTGCGCCTCTTGCACGAGTTTTCTGTCCAAAGTTAACAAGACCTGCACCTGTAATAAACGTAATTGGGTTCACACTGTTTGAGTACAAAGTATCTCTTTGTCCTTCATTAAGTGCTACACTTACAAATTCGCCTTCGTTATTAATATAACCTGTTGAACTTGCATTTGTAATTCCGCCACGTCTTGTACCTGCTGGTGCAAACCATGGATAACTTACTTGGTCACTTAGTGCAATAGTTCTTAGCATCATGTGTGAAGCTGGAACTACAACATTGTTACCAAAGTTGTCACTTGCAAATCCTGCAGGATAAAATACACCTAAGTATTCATCTCTACTTACAAGTCCGTTATCATTATCTTCTACTGCTGTGTTAACATTTGTTCCCCACTCATTCAATGAAGTTGCATCTGGTTTTAGTCTCATTGGACTATCGCCTAAGATAAATGCTGTTAATCCTCTATCATTGTTAAGTGAAATCATTTCTCCAATTAGCTCTGGATAACCTGGTGTTGCCATTAAGTTAAACAATCTTGATTCATCATCTCTAATTTCATCATTGTTGTTAACTACTGCTTGGATAGCTTGTACAACTACTTTACGTTGTGCTTTACGTCCAAAGCTACCTGAACCATCGTTTTGGTTAGCTGAGTCAGTTACCCATCTGTGTGGATAGTATCCGCTCATTGCTTCGTCACTGTTACGTGCATTGTCTGCACTTGTATCAATGTAGTTACGCTCAAAACGCTTAACGTTAAATCCGCTTCTACGTAGGTTCCATAGCAACATACCTTTTGGATATAATGCTGGATCTGGAGCATCTGGATCTAAGTAGTTACTTGCTACTAGTTCTGCAATTGTTCCACTTGGTGCAACTGTTGTTGTACCGCCTGATGTTCCGTAACGTGCATCATCAAATAGTATACCGTCTTCAGTAGTTTGATCAGCAGTATCAACTGGTGTTCCCCATTTCTGAGCAGTTGTTCCGCTTAATGCGTTATTGTATTTGTATACAGTTGGATAGTTTTCTAAGTCTGCTGTAGAAATCCATAAATCACCTGTTACTAGTGCGCTACCATCTGATTGTACAGTTGGCATACTAGCTGAAACAATAGGTCCTTGATCATCTGCATTTGGATATGCTGTTGCATCATTGTATCCTACCCATGTTGTACCATTGTGATACATCATGTCTACTTCGTCTACAATTGAATTATACCAACGTTGCCCATCTTGTGCTAATGATGTTGGTGCATCGTCACTTGCAGTATATGTTAATACACGCCAGTTTGAAGCTGCAAATTGTTTTGGACTTGTAGCATTTGTTGTTCCGTCTACAAAAGCTAATCCTGGTGTTGAACTTGAATCAGTTGATACATAAGGTTTAAATCCTATTGTATTTAATAATCCACTTGTGTCAACCATATTAATTTCACCGCCTTGTGAGTGTGAAATTACAACTTTGTTTGCTGCATCAACACTTGCACTTACGTTTGCAACACCTGCTGCTGTAATTGCACTTGCAATAGTATCTGCATCTGCTGTTGATCCAGCAGTAGTAGTTACTGTAACTGTAACTGGTGTACTCATTGCTGCACTACCTTTGTTACTAGATGACATAGTAAACGTAAATGGTCCGCCTGCTCCTGGAGAAGTTCCAGTAATTGCTGCACTCTTAACTTGAGTTGCGCCAGTTGACTGTCTACGATAAATTGTAAATGTACCTAATGGTTGTGCGTCATTTGCAACATTTGTTTTTGCAAAAAGATCACCAATTGCTAAATTAGCTCCGCCGCCTGTACTATCTAAACCATATAATGCTGATGCATTATTGTCGTACATTGGAGTTGTTTTTGTATCCCATAGTAGTGTTTCTGTATTCCAAAGTTTAGATACAATTTTTGCACCTGCATTTGGAGTTGTAGTTTTTAACCATACACTACCTGTAGGTCTTGGTGTTGTGTCACCTGATTTAAATTCTGGCACACTAGTATGTGCTGAAATTTGTAATGCTGGTGGGTTATATGTTCCTGCTGTAAGTCCTAGTGCGATCAGTTTATCAGCATCACCTCCGATAACAACTGGTCCGCCTAATGAACTATCATCTGCTCCTGAACTAGTTCCGTCACTGTAAATTTCTAAAAATCCATCTACAACATCTGCTGTAACACCTGGAATTAATGCACCATTAATGTTAGTTTTAACGTCAGCGATTGTGTTTGCTCCAACACTAATTGCAGTGCCATTAATTTCAATATTTGCTGGTGGTGAACCTAATGTAGGATTAGCAACTGTGCCTTTTACTGTAGGCCAGCTCTTAGTCCAATTATCACTGCCTAACTCTACCCAAGCACCGCTTGCATTTTTATACCAAATTTTATTAAGTGTAGTAACTGCTACAACTGCATAATCACCAATTGCACCAATTGATGCTTTTGGTGTATAATCTGCACCGTCATAGTCTACAACATCAGCTGGCTTTGAAATTACTGTAGGGACTTTATTTGAAAAAGTTTGTCCGCCTGTAGTATTTACTGCGTTAGCATTCCATTGTTGGATACCAAATAATGAATCTTGTGTATCAAACCAGTATGTTCCTGCTAATGGATTAGCTGCTGGCGCTGTTGCTGTTGGACTTAATTCGCCTAAGTCAATATCAGCTCTTACAACATATGCTCTGTTGCTTACGCCTAATAATGAATAAGCTGCTTGTAATCCGTATTCGTTTAACTCGCCGCCGTGTACTGGGTTATTACCGCTGTCTACTTGGAAACTTGGGTCTCCAAATGTATCAGCTAAATCTCTTTGTGAAGTTAGCAAGTATGGTTTACCTGCGTTTGCTTTTAATGTACCTTGTGCTGTCCCTGTGCCTGCTGCATTTGTTTTATTACTTGCAGAAGCAACAAAGATCATTGGTACTGTACCTGGCTCAGCTGGTGTGTAAAAACTTTCGTCTATTACGCTGACCTGTACTCCTGGTGATGTCAATGCCATTTCGTTTCTCCTATTGGACTGTTATTAATAGTATTTAGCAGAACCGCAGAAAAAGATACGGATAATAGTACCATAAAAGGTACCAAAAAGGTGAGGTAAATACAATATGCGACCATTATGCAAATGCGGGCATCGTCCTGCGGCTATAAATTATAAAAAAGACAAAAAAGTCTATTATAGAAAGTTATGCGAAAAATGTTTACGCAATGGTGTTAATCACGGTATACCATTATGGAAACAGCGTGGTTACGAAAAAAAGAATATCTGCGAAAAGTGCGGATACACTAGTAAACACTTAGAACAATTTAATGTATTTCATATTGACGGAAATTTAAAAAACTGTAGTCCAACAAACTTAAAAACTATATGTGCAAACTGTCAACGTATTATGCAGAAGCAAGGAGTTCGTTGGAAACAAGGCGATCTTGTACCTGACTTTTAAGTTCTTCTAATGTGCCGTGATTATCTATCACAGCATCAAAATTTATATTAGCCCAAGCCCATTCTGACTTGTGTACATCTTTAGGTTCTACACCAATGTCTTGATACATACGGAACCAAACTGGGTCTGCTCCTCTACGTACTCTCCACACTTTACCATTAAGTTTTTTAATCATATTTGCTTCGTTATCAAATCTTACATCAGGAATTACAAAGTTTTTTGTAGGATTTTCTAATAGTTCTTGCTTTACTAAACTAACCCATATACCATCAAAGAATCCGTTGCGCATACAATCAGTGCCAAACTCTTGTAATACAAGTCGTGGTGTTACTGTACGTTTAGT